TGTTGGGCAGCTATCAGGTGAGTCTTCTGAGCTTTTTGCTTATGAGACCAATTTGATCGATGTTCCTGTGCCTCGTAAAGACTGGTTCGCGTCTACATTGCGATCCTACCAACATTACGTTCCTTTTTCTTTTCTGGGCTTAAGTCCTTGTCAAACAAAACTCAGGTTATATAAGCCTGTTTTCGATCGAGCTTATACCGAGGTCGTGAACAAGCGATATAGTCCTACAAATCTTTCTTTAGTAACTCAAACTATGATTCTTGAGTGTCAAAATCCCTCTACTAAATTATTTTTAGATGCCTTTCCTATGTACAATCCGATGGCACATCTAACTGATTTAGCTTGGGGAATTTTGATGTTTAAGTTGGAGGAGCGCCACAGCACCGTTAATACGGCTATGCAAGTTGGCGCTGGGATGATGTATGAAGTGAACGAGGCGCAGGCTAAGTTAGGGGCACCACCGTCCTCAACTCAGCCAGCTACTTGGGGATGGGCAAAACTCCTTGGTCTAGCGACCGGGGCAGTGGTCCTCCTCTTGGTAGCGCGGCGTCTTGCTCGTCGAAATCCTGTAATGGGATCCGCTTCATTGCTTCCTACACTTGTTAATTATATCAAGCGTATTCCAATACCCACTAACACCATTAAATGGCTTAGCACTCCTCGCGGAGCGGTCTATCACAACTTCGTTAGGGATTCTTTCCTTAACCTTGTGGTAGCTCCGGTTTGTGAAGAGGGAATCAAACGGTTGATGAATTGGGGAGGATATGGTATGACTATGCCTCTGATTGAGTTTGGCTCGAGTATACTTCTTGAAGGAAGAAGTATCACTATTAGATATCTCCTTTTGCGTATTTTTGTTTTATACTTGCATAAACGCTGGCTAGTTCTCCCTTTCACACAAGGTGTAGTAGCTCATTTTGGATGGAACCTGTTGTGTCATATATGCCACGAAATAAATGGATTATATGACCCAAATTCAGCAACCTTCTGGAAACTACGACTCATCTCCCGTGCTATAGAACGTGCTGGACCTGCTAGTATGGCTAAAGTCGGATATCTATTTTTATTACTCCTCAGCTTCGCCGCTGGGGCGTTTTTCCTTCGTCAAAGGGTGCTTGCTAAAAACACCGCTTATGGACTAAATTATTATGCTCACTGGAAAAAATTATATTATGAAACGGATTGGGAAAATAGAGTTGTCGATCA